CCGACGACGGGCGATCTGTTCCCAAAGTTCTGGAAGCTTTACCCGAACAAGAAGGGCAAGGCGGCAGCCGAGAAGGTTTGGCGGAAACTCAAGGTCAATGACGACCTGTTCACCCTGATCGCCCAGAGCCTGGCCAAGCAATGCGCATCTCTGGCCTGGATCAAGGACGGCGGCCGGTTCGTTCCGCACCCAGCCACTTGGCTCAACGGCCAGCGCTGGGAGGATGAGGTGCAATCTTTAACCAACGTGCATCAATTCCCCAATTCCCGGCACCACGGTTTTGCTGATCGCGATTACACCGCTGGACTGATCACTCGGGAGGATGGCAGCTATGCGATCTGAAAACGTAGTTTCCATGCCCCGCGCCACGGCCCCGCCGCAACAGACGACCGGGATCTGCGATGACCATGGGCAATTCCCTCAGACCGTAAACGTGATTTTCGGCAGGGTATTCAAAACCGGCTGCCCGGAATGCATGCGTATTGCGAAGGATGAGGACGCGGAGCGTGCAAGGATCAATGAGCGATACGAGCTATCCCTCAAGTTCGGCGCAGCGCTGATTCCGAAGCGGTTCGCGACGAAGACCCTCACCGGCTACATTGCCGATACCGCGGGCCAGAAAGAGGCGCTTCGGGTATGCCGAAAGTACGTAGACAAGTTTCCGGAAATATCCGAAACGGGCCGCTGCCTGTTGATGCTCGGCAAGCCTGGCACCGGCAAGACCCACCTAGGCACTGCCATTGCCAACGAGCTGATGCGCAAAACTGACGCCACGGCCGTGTACCGAACGCTCGGCACAGTCCTGCATGAGATCAGGTCGACCTACCGCCAGGGCAGCGAGCGTACCGAAGGGCAGATCATTGCGGCTCTCGTCATGCCGTCTTTGCTGGTTCTCGATGAAATCGGCGTGAGCAAAGAAGCTCCGAGCGATTTCGAGCTGACCACGCTGTTCGCGATCATCAATGGCCGTTACGAGCAGATGCGCCCGACCGTGATTATTTCAAACCTCGACGGAAAGGCACTCCCGGCGGCGATGGGCGAGCGCTGCGTGGATCGACTGCGTGAGGGCGGAGTGATCGTGCTGCCCTTCGAGTGGGAATCGCATCGCGGCAAGGAGGACTTTTGATGACCCGGCAAACCAAGCTCACCAAGGCCGCGCGCGACCGCGAATGCCAGATCCGTTATCCGGGATGCTCGAGCGAATCCTCGACCACCGTGCTGGCCCATTACCGGCTGGCTGGTACTTGCGGCATGGGCTTCAAGCCAAACGACCTGCAGGCCGCTTGGGCGTGTGCGTACTGCCACGACATCGCCGATGGCCGCCTGAGAGCTCCGGCGGTGCTGAGCCGTGACGAGGTCCGACTGTTCCACGCCGAGGGGGTCATGCGTACCCAGGACGCTCTGATTCGCGAAGGGAAGGTGTCACCGTGAAGCCCGCCGAAATGACGTTGTTCAAACCGAAGCGTACACGCGCCAAGTCCGTCGACCGTGAAGGCCTGGAGCAGGCCGCGTTGCTGCGCGAGCTCAAGCTGCGAATGCCCTTGGTGGCGGCGCTGATTTATCACGTTCCCAACGGTGGCCACCGGCACAAACTGGTTGCGATCAAGCTGAAAGAGCAGGGCGTGCGCGCCGGTGTTCCCGATCTGGTGCTGCCGATGGCGCGAGGTGGGTACTTCGGCCTGTACATCGAATTCAAGGCCACGCCGCCGAACGATGCCGCTGTCTCGGGCAGCCAGTACGAGTGGATACGTCAGCTCAACCTGCAAGGCTATCTGGCGATCATCTGCCGTGGTCACTTCGATGCGATGGAGCAAATCCGCGCATACCTCCGACTTCCTCAGACTGTGGTGGCCGCATGAGCCAGACCCTGCTTACTTCGTTCTCGGATGCGGAAATCCGCCGGCAGGCAGCGAATTCAGAGGTGCGCGACCTGCGCGATGCTCGTTACCCGGGAGTGTACTTTCGCTTTCATCAGAATCGCGAGCGCGGCACCTGGCACCTGGTGGTGGGCAAGAAGTGGGAGAAGATCGCCGGTTTCCCAGAGCTGCCGGTGAAAGGGCTGATCAACGCTCTGCCGAAGATCCGGGAGCGCCTTGCGACTGACCCGAAGGCTTCCGCCGCCGCCGGCACGCTGCAGACCGTTGGCCAGTTGCTGGAGTGGTTTATGGTCCGCCAGTCCACCGAGCGCAGTCTTTCGGCAAAGCGCCGCGCCACCAACACATCGATCATCACCTGCCACCTCAAGCCGCGTCTGTCCGAACTGCTCATTGCCGACGTGGACCGGTCCACCTTGGACAAGCTGGTGATGTGGCCCATGCAGGCCGAAATGTCGCTGTCCTACGTCAGGCTGATGTGGGGCGTGCTGGTGGTTGCTTTCCGTCAGGCCGAGAAGCTGCGCCTGATCGCCCAGAACCCAGTCGCCGGATTCAAGTTCACCGACTTCACCAAGGCCCGCATCCTGCCGAAACCATCGCGCCTGCGTTCCGTTCAGCTGGAAGAGGTGCTTGGTGACCTTTCTGCAGGATTCGACCAGCACCCGCAGGACTGCATGCTCGCTTTGATGATGTTGTGTCACGGCACGCGTGCTGGCGAGACAAGGCAGGCCCGATGGTCGCACCTGACGCTGGGTGAGCAGGGCGAATGGTTCATTCCTGCCGAGAACACCAAGACCCGCTGTGAGCATCGGCTACCGCTCACCCATCAAGCCTGCGCGCTGCTGGAGCGGTATCGGGACTGGCAGTCGTCGAAGGGCTACAAGGGCGCGTACATGTTCCCGGCTCGCAACCGTGGGCCGATCAGCGACAGCCAGGCATGTGCCGTATTCGCTCGCTTGGGCAAGGGTGAGTGGACGAGCCACGACCTGCGCAAAGTTGCCAGGACCGGCTGGACTGATCTGGGCGTCGACTTCCTGATCGGCGAGATGCTGGTGAACCACACGCTGACCCGCAATGTGCAGACCTATATCCACACCTCGGCTGAGCTGCTCAAGCGTGATGCGCTGAACAAGTGGCACGAATGGTTAGACGGGAAAGGCTTTAACCGCATTCACCGCTCGACCCTGACTAGAAACGAAAATTCGCAGAATGCCGTCGAGGCCAATACCGGCGCGGCTTCCAGCGCGATCACGAATCCATAAAAGGCGAGGTTTAAAAATGGCCGAATTAATCGCAAACGTGTTGTTTACAGGCCAGGTCGCCACGCTGGTTGAGGGTGAGAGCGCCGCCGACGGTAGCCCTATTTATGAATGCAGCGGCCGCCGTTATTCGGCCCCCTTGCGGATTGGCGTTATGGACAAGCACGGCAATCCAGTCCACGGCCAAAACCTTTGGGTGGCATTGAGGGCTATAGCGCCGGAGGCAGATCAGTGAAGAAGAGTCACGGTCCAGCTTTCCGCGCAGCCCAACTTGACTTGGCTCAGTGCCCTGCCTGCCGCGGTCGCGCGGTGATCAAGGGTGTTTTCCACGATCTGGCCTGCGTGCAGTGCAATGCCTCGGGCTGGGTCGTCGCCGAAACAGGTGACGCGCTGCCGCTGGAAGTGCTGGTGACGCAGCTGAGCATGCGCCTGCAGGCGGCTGACCGGCAGATCGAACAATTGCAGCGCCCGGCCCAGATGAGTGGACCTGCCGCCATTTACCAACAGAACAACCGCCGCGGTGCCGGTGGATCGAATTACACAGGGGATTGACCATGATGACTCGCAACACGCTGCACCGCCCGCTGGGTGAAACTGAAAACATGCTCGAGCAGTGGGGGTATTGGCGGATGGATGGTATGGGCGTGCCCAGCTACGCCTCGCCCACGCTCGCCCTGATGCGGGATGCCATGCCGATGCCCGGTAAGTCGTATGTGATCACCGACGAGCTGGCCGGCCTTGTGGACGCCGCCGTTGCTGGTCTGTGCGCTCGTCATCAGCAGATGGGCGATATGGTCTGGTTCTATTACGGTGCGAAGTGGCCAGCGATCCGGGTCGGTCGTCACTTCGCGATGAGCGAGGGTAAGGCGCGCGAACTGATCAAGGCTGGTGCAGCCTGGGTGGATTGCTATCTGGAGGGAGTTCGGGCGGCAGCGTAAAAAAGAGTTGTCCATATGGAATAGCTCTGTTTTCATGGCACGGTGTTCAGCTGTTCCAGCGCGGCACCCCTGATGATTAAGCCCAGCCAAGTGCTGGGTTTTTTGCTTTATGCAGATGAGTGAAGCCCGGCCTAATGGCGCAGGGGAAACAGTCAGAGCGAGGACTGGAGGGAAACGTCGCTACCGCAGCCTGAAAGGGCTGCCATCTGCACCCATACCAAGGCTCGCCATATCGGCGGGCCTTTTTCATTTCTGGAGTAACGATGGACCCGACCGACCTCGGCCCAGGCACCGCCACCTGGCTGGGCGGCACGGGCACCATTCTGCTTGGTGGCTTCCTCTGGTTGAGGAAATTCCTCTCCAGGGATGCGACCGATCGCGCCATGGACAACGCCGATATCGGCACGGTCCGCAGGCTGAACGAACTGCTCGACTCGGAGCGCCAGGCCCGTAAAGAAGCCGAGGCCCGAGCCGATCAGTTCGCCAAAGAACGCAACGAGCTGGCTGCCGCTGTTGGCCGTATGGAAGGGAAGATCGAAGCCCTGACCGGCCAGGTCTCCCAGCTCACTGACAAAGTGACCAGCCAAAGCGCTGAGATAGCCCGTCTGCGTGCACAGCTTGGAGGTATCAACTGATGGAGAGATGCGTTAGAGACTTCATTGCCCGACGGTGGTGGCGTCGCCTGGAAGTGTGGGTGATTGCCTCGCTGCTGGTGACTGGCTCGTTCGCGCTGGGCTTCGGTGCTTCTCAATGGTCGCTTGCCAGTTGGTATAGCGCCCAGGTCGCCGAGGTGCGCCGGGGTTATGACGAGGCCACGGTGCAGCGTGACATGCGCCTGAACAAGCTGGCCAAGACCGCGACCGATGCAGCCGGGAAGGTTGAGGACGCAGCGGGGAAGGCCACCAAGGCGGCAGAGACAGCCAGCAAGGCCGCCGACAAGGTCAACGAGGCGGTAGAGCGGCAGACGCCGTAGAGCTTCGTAAAGGCATGGCTGAAAGGAGCAAAGAAAAGCCCCGACATTGTTCGGGGCTTTTGCGTTGTAGCGAAAAAAGAGAGGGCGACTCCAGAGGGTGCTGTAACACCCAACGGAGCCGCCAGATCGCAGACTGTACCTGCAAGCCAGCCAAGGCCCTCACTGCTCGCGCGAGCGGGGCGGAGCCTAGCAGAAACCAAAAGGCTTTGCAGATGTTGAAAGATTTCAGATGTGGACAGTGCAAAAGACTTCTTGCCCGCGTGGGCGAGAAAACCGAGCTCCAGATCAAATGTTCCCGATGCGGGACGTTGAATCATGTGAAGGCCCCGAGCCTCGAGCTATCGCCTTTGAGCGACATGAATGCGGAATCCTCCGCGACAAATCATTCGACTCAATAGGTGAAAAAATGGAACCTGTAAAAATTGGTAGCTTGTTCAAGAGTGGCACTGTCTACAACGGCCCGGTACAGATTATCGACCCAGCCTCTAACGTGAATGGTGCAGTGATTCGTACCGCGACCTACATCGGCGGCCCCAGCAGTTTCGTAACCACGGGCACATCTGCGCCGAAGGACGCATCTGACACTACGAAACCTGTGATTTTGGCCTCAAACCAGGATCGGGCAGTTTTGCCGTACCCCGTCGCTATCCCTGCAGGCTTTGGGTTGTGGGTCGTGCCCAATTCCACCGCGAAAATCTACATCACGTATGACCTGCTGTAACTAGCCTGGGTGGGGCTGAAGGTATGGCCCCATCCACAGCCATATATCCGAGGGTGGCAGACGCGGCCCTCTTTATGCGTGCGATCAAAAAAGTGTATTGCGCTAAGCGCCGAGCTCGGTCGAAGCGCAGTTTTGACTGCCAGATTCGTGAAGACCTCACCGTACAGTGGAGTAGAGCATGACCGATATTAAGACGCTGCCTTCGGGTGCTGATCCCAAGGTCGAGGCGCTACAAGGATTCGCCAGTGGCTTCATGCTTGATCCATTGGAGCAAGCCATCGAGTCCACTGTTCGCATGCTGCGTGAAGAGCATCAGCAGATGGAGGATATGAATGCCAAGCAGGACACCCCATTAAGTGATCGACTGGGCTCGCACCTCGATGCGTTGCTGGCGATCCAGATCCAGCGCGTGAGCGGCGATGAGGATCGCAGCGGGCCGATGACGCAACAGCAAGTGGGGTGACACATGGCTCGACTGAAGACGCTCGGCAACCGCGTCGCTACGCAAGGCGACCGGGTAACCACTGCGCCACCAGCCACTTGGCGAGCGGGCAAGACCACGGCGAACCAGCGAGGTTACAACTACGCATGGCAGCAAGCACGGTTGGTCCATCTGGCTGCGCAACCTCTATGCGTGTACTGCGATCGGGCTGGCTTGGTCGTCGCAGCCTCAGTGGTCGACCACATCGTCGCCCACAACGGTGATCAGACCCTGTTTTGGGCACGATCCAACTGGCAATCCCTCTGCAAGACCTGCCACGACAGCGTGAAACAGCGCGAAGAGGCGAAAAGTCGAGCGTTTTGACCATTCTCGGCGTGGTTTGCACGGTTTTGGTGCGAAATCGGACGGTTTGGAGGGGGGGGCAAAAATATGGGGTTTTTCGGTTACTAGACCGCCCTCGACCGCACGTACAGATTTTTTTCCCTTCAGGATTTTTTGTTAATGGCTTTAACACCCAAACAGCGCGCATTTGTCGATGCTGTTAGGGGAGGTGCGTCCAAAAAAGATGCAGCGATAGCCGCGGGCTACGCGGCTGGCAGCGCATCGGCGGCCGGCTCTCGGCTGGCGAAGCATCCGAACGTGATGGCCGCACTGGGCACAGTGCCCGTTAACAAAAAAGTTAAAGCGCCAGCCCCGGCTCCTACCTCTGCCGGGGCGTCGGATGAGCCGCAAGAAGCTGGCTTCGATCTGGCGAAGGCCATGCGTCACGCGGACCCCAAAGACTTTCTGTTGGCGGTCATGAACGACTTTGAAACCGACCCGAAACTGCGTGTCGATGCCGCGAAGGCGCTGATGCCGTTTGTTCACCCGCGAAAAGGGGAAAGTGGCAAGAAAGAGGCGGCCAAGGACAAGGCCGCAGGTGCCGCCCAAGGCAGGTTCGGCGTGCGTAAAGGCCCGCTGGCGGTGGTGAAATAATGGAGTGGTCAACCGCCTGTACAGACTGGGAGCAACGCATTGTCGCCCGCCAGAGCCTGATCCCGTTCGAACCCTTATTTCCTGATCAAGCGGCCGAAGCTTTAGAAGTCTTCGGCGGCCTGCGCATGGTGGATGCCACCGGTAGCCCGCTGATGAGCGAGACCGTGCGGTCCTGGGTTAATGAATTCGTCGCCGCCATCTTCGGCGCTTATGACCCATACAGCGGCCGCCGGATGATCAGCGAGTTCATGCTGCTGATCAGCAAGAAGAACGGCAAGTCCACCATTGCCGCCGGCATCATGCTCACGGCACTGATAGTGAACTGGCGCACCTCGGGCGAGTTCATCATCTTGGCGCCAACAAAGGAAATTGCAGACAACTCCTACATCCCGATCCGAGACATGGTCAAAGCCGACGATGAGCTCAAGGCCTTGTTCAAGGTGCAGGATCACCTGCGCACGGTCACTCATTACGAGACAGGTGCCACGCTGAAGGTGGTGGCAGCCGATAGCGAAACTGTCTCTGGTAAGAAAGCCATCGGAGTGTTCATTGACGAGCTGTGGGTCTTCGGCAAGCGAGCGAATGCCGAGGCTATGCTGCGCGAAGCGACTGGCGGCCTGGCTTCAAGGCCAGAGGGTTTCATCATCTGGGCAACGACCCAGTCCGATGAGCCACCTGCAGGCGTCTTCCGGCAGAAGTTGCTCTATGCCCGCCAGGTGCGGGACGGCCTCATAGTCGACAAGTCGTTCTTGCCGGTGCTTTACGAATTTCCGAAACACATGATCGACGCGGGCAAACACCGCGATGTTAAGCACGCGTACATCACCAACCCGAATCTGGGGCTGTCGGTAGACGAGCCGTTCATCGAACGCGGCTTTATGCAAGCCCAGATCGACGGCGAAGAGTCGTTCCGTGGTTTTCTGGCCAAGCATTTGAATGTCGAGATTGGCCTGGCGCTGCGCTCTGATCGGTGGGCCGGTGCCGAGTTTTGGGAAGTGCAGGCCAAGCTGCCTGGCCTGACGCTGGACGATCTGATCGAGCGCTGCGAAGTGATCGATATCGGCATCGACGGCGGCGGCCTGGACGACCTGCTTGGGTTTGCGGCAATTGGGCGTGACAAGCACACGCGCCAGTGGCTGTTGTGGACGCACGCCTGGGCTCACCCGTCGGTGCTCGAGCGCCGCAAGGGCGAGGCGCCACGGCTTCATGACTTCGCCAAAGAGTGCCATCTGACAATGGTTCAAGTCATCGGCGATGACCTTGAGGAAGTCGCGGACCTCGCAGCCCGCGTCGAGAAGGCCGGCCTGCTGGATCAAGTCGGCGTCGACCCGGCCGGTATTGGTGGTGTGCTCGATGCGCTGGTTGCGGCTGGCGTACCGCAGGACAAGATCATTGGTATCTCGCAGGGCTGGAAGCTGGGCGGCGCGATCAAGACCACCGAGCGCAAGCTGGCCGAGGGCGGCCTGATCCACGGCGGCCAACCCATGATGGCCTGGTGCTGCGGCAATGCCAGAGTCGAGCCGCGTGGTAACTCGATCCTCATCACCAAGCAGGCTTCAGGCTCGGCCAAGATCGACCCTCTGATGGCCACCTTCAACGCGGTATCCCTTATGTCACTCAACCCCGAAAGCAAAGGCGGGATGGATGACTACTTAAACAACGGTTTCTTCGGACTTGTAGGCTGACTATGGCGTCTCATTGGTACAACCCGCTGTCCTGGCGGATGTTCGGCTATGAGGATCCGAAAACCGGCGACTATGTCGAAATGGACATGACGATCGGTGGAAAGGCAACGAAAGCCGGGGTCAAGATCACGCCTACCAAAGCCATGAACATCAGCATCGTTTGGGCTTGCGTGAAAATCCTGAGTGAAACCGTTTCAGGGCTGCCGCTCAAGCTCTACGACGACAAGGATGGCAAGCGGCAACTGGTGGCGCACAAGGACCGAGCCAGTCGCATCATGCGTAAGCCGAACCCTTTCATGACTCGCCTCAACTTCTTGAAGGCGGTTGTGGTGAACATGGCTTTGCGCGGCAACGCTTTTGCCATCATCGAGCGATCCAGCGGTGGCGATCCTATCGGTTTCACGCTGGTATCTCCGGATAATGTGACGGTCGACACGCTCGACTCTCGCTTAATTTATTACGTGTCGCTCGATGGCAAGCGCGCCCCGGTTTCACCCGAGAACATGCTGCACTTTAAGTTGTTCAGCAGTGACGGGATCAACGGAATGTCGCCGGTCGAGCATCAGGCAGAAACCATTGGCCTGGCAAAGGCCGCGCACGACTGGTCCGCCCGCTTTATGCGCAAGGGTGGATTCACGGGTGGTTACGTCATCTACGACGGGTTCCTGACTGCTGAGCAGCAGGCTCAGGTGATGAATAAGTTTCCCGACGTTCGCAAGGCCGACACCGAGGATCTGGGCAAGATGGCCATCCTGCAGGGCGGCCCGAAAATCGTGCCTGCTGGCCTGACTCAGAAAGACAGCCAGTTCATCGAATCCCAGCAGTTCCAGGAAGAAGCCTTGGCGGGCATCTGGGGCGTTCCGCTTTACCTGGCCAACCGTGCCAGCAAGACCTCGATCATGGGCTCCAACCTGGAACAGCAAACCAGTGGGTTCGTGACGTTTGGCTTGAAGCCTTACTTGGATGCCATCGAAGACGAGTTCAACGACAAGCTTTACGGCGATACAGATCGATTCGTCGAGTTTGTCGTCGAGGGGCTGCTGCGCGCGGATAGCGCAGCCCGTGCGACGTACTTCGGAGGCGCCCTGGGCGGATCCGGAGGCTCGGGCTGGATGACCATTAACGAAGTCCGTGAAAAGGAAAACCTGCCGCCACTGGCGGGAGACGAATACAACCGGATCACCCGGTGGGAGATGCAGACCAATGTCAAAACTTGAAGTCCCTTTCGAACTCAAGGCTGCGGATGAAGCGGGAAACTTCGAGGGATATGCCGCCGTGTTCAACAACGTCGACCTGGGCGACGACGTCATTCTCCCGGGCGCATTCATCAAGGTGAAAACCACTCGGGGCGGTCGACTGAAGTTGGCCCTGTTCCACGATCTGACGCGCCTTGTCGGGTCGGCAGATTTCACCCAGGACAGCAATGGTCTCTACATCAAAGGAAAGATCAACCTGGCTGTGAGCTACGCTCGTGACGCTTACGAGCTGATGAAAGAGGGCACGCTCGACAGCATGTCCATCGGCTTCAACACGATCCTAGCCTCATATGAAGAGCGTGAGGGTCGGAGCATCCGCATTATCAAGCAGGCAGAACTCTGGGAAGCCTCGCTGGTGCCATTCGGCATGAACCCAGAAGCAAAAGTTACCGACGTCAAATCGGACATCAGACTTTTTGAGAAGGGCCTGCGCGATCGCATGGGCCTTTCGCAAAAGGAAGCGGCAGCCGTCGCTTCGCTCGGCTACTCCGCCGTGCACCGTGATGGTGACACAGCGGCCACGGTGATCGTGGATGAGCTGAAACAACTTTCAACACTGTTCACCCATCATTTTGGAGATTCGCAATGAGCGAAGTGAAAGAGCTGCGCGATTCCCTGGACAAGCAACTTAAAGACGGCTTCCAGGGCCTGCAGCAAAAATACGACCACGTCACTGAAGAGTTGCAGAAAGGCAACACCGTGACGCTGGAAATGAAGTCCAAGATCGAAAACCAGAAAGGCGAACTGGAGCGCGTCATCGAGCAAGTGCAGAAGCTCGAGGAAAAGGGAATTCAGCTGCGCACCCAGGGCGGCGAGAAGAAAAGCTTCATCGACCTCGTCAAGGGCAACGACGCCTACAAATCGCTGCAGCAGAAGAACCAGAATCAGGCTGAAATCGAGGTCACCAAGTCCGACATGGCTTCCATGTCCGAAACCAAGCTGACCAGCGCGGGCCTGGTGCCGACCCAGTGGGACCCGGTTATTCAAGATCGCCCGCGCCAGGAACTGGTGATTCGCGACCTGATCCCGACCACGCCCGTGACAGGTCAGAGCTACAGCTATTTCCTTGAGAAGCTGCACACCCGTGGCGCTGGCATGGTGGCGGAAGGCGCGGCCAAGCCTTCCAGCGATGTCACTTTCGAACAGAAGACCGACAACGTCCGCAAGATTGCTGTGTGGATGCCGGTGACCGACGAAGCCCTGGATGATATTCCGCAGCTGTACAGCTACATCCAAGAGCTGCTGCGCTACGACTTGAAGCTCAAGGAAGAGGGGCAGATTCTCAAGGGTGACGGCGCTGGCAATAACCTGAACGGCATCATGACCCAGGCCAGCGCCTTCAATGCGCAGCTCAGCCAAACCGGTGACACTGCGATCGACACCGTGCGCCGTTCTATCTATCAGGTGCGCAAGCAGTCTCAGCGTGCGGCTGATGCCGTGGTCATGACTGACCTTGACTGGATGAACATCGAGCTGTTGAAGGATGCCGACAACCGCTACCTGTTCGCTAACCTGCAGGGCCTGGTCACTCCAATCCTGTGGGGCCGCCCAGTAGTGGTGTCTGACAGCATGGACGAGGGCACCCCGGCTGCCGACGGTACTGCCGCTTCCGGTGGTGAATTCCTCGTCGGCTCGTTCGCCCAAGGCGCCCGCCTGTACGACCGCATGGCGTACACCGTGAAGGTAGGTTGGATCAATGACGACTTCGTGAAGAACCAGCGTGTCGTGCTGGTAGAAGAGCGTCTTGGCCTGGCCGTTCGACGCCCTTACGCGTTCGTGAAGGGCCGCTTTGCAGTCAAGTGATCGAACCCATCTGCTCGGGGCCTTAAGGCCCCTTTTTTTCGAGGTACGTTATGAAAATTCGCACCCTCTGGGGGTTTGAAGGCAATGCGGCCAAGTTGGGCGCAGAGAGCGATCGTGTACGCGCAGGCGTAGTGTTTGCTGAGGCCGACGACGAATATGCCCACGTCCTGATCGGCAAGGGCTTAGCCGTCGAAGTGGGCGGAAGTGCTCCAAAGGAAAACAAGCAAGTAAGCGCGGCGGAAAAAAAGGCAGCTGCGGAAAAAGTAGCCGACGAAAAAGCCGCGGCTGAAAAGGCACAGGCTGAAAAAGACGAGGCGGAAAAAGCAGCCGCCGAAAAGGAAGCCGCTGAAAAGGCTGCCAAAGAGGCATCGTGATGATTGCCCTGGACTTGGTCAAAACGCATTTGCGCGTGGATGGCGCTGAAGAAGATGCTCTGATCGAAGGATACATTGCAGCAGCGTTGTCCCACGTCGAGCAGCACTGTGATCGGGTACTTGTCGAAGACAGCCCGGTGCTGCCTGAGCAAATGACGCTGACCAAGGACGTTCAGCAGGCGGTGTTACTGCTGGTGGGCCATTGGTACGCAAACCGTGAGGCTGTCGTGATCGGCACCATCACCGCTGAGGTTCCATTGGCCGTTGACCGCCTGCTTTGGTACAGGAAGCGATTCTAATGAGAGCAGGCCCAATGCGACACCGTCCTACGATCTACAAGCCTGAGCGGGTCAAGAATCGAACCGGTGGTTTTGACGACACCTGGATCGAGTCCGGCAAGCTCTGGGCGGAGTTCACCTTGCCAACTGGCCGCATCGAAGCCATTGCTGAAAAGCTTTCTGCGGTGGTTACCGCAGAAGTTCGGGTCAGGCCTCGATCGGATTTGGTCGCAGGCTGCCGCCTGGTGAACAGAGGCGTTACCTATCTGATTGTGGCTGCACTGCCAGACAACGAGCTTTCAATGCTCCGTCTGCTCTGCACCAATGTCCCCAACCCTTGAGGAAATCCCATGAACGTTAGAGCACTTGCCAACATCTCCGGCGCCGTAGGCGAGCGAACTACAGGCGATGAATTCACCGTGGACGCTGCTACGGCAAAGTCTCTGATTGAGCGAGGCCTGGTCGAAGAGGTCAAGAACACCCCGGCGCCGAAAGCCGACAAGGCAAAGGAGTAACCCATGGCGCGCCGGTCCCGTATGTCCGGTGACTTCAAGCTACGCCGGACGCTGCGCAACATTCATCAGAACGTGGATAACGAGCTGCGCCCGGCCATGCAGGAGGCCGCCAACAAGATCCTGGCCACCATGAAGTCGACCATCGCTCGGGACACTGGCGAAGCGGCTGGCGCCCTGAAGGCGTTTGTCTCCAAAAGTGGCTTGGATGCGCAGATCGGCATTCGTGGCAAAAAGGACAACCGTCGATTCTTCTACCTGCGGTTTCTTGAGTATGGCACCAAGGGCTACGACGGGAAAAAGCGCGCGGGCAACCGTAGTCGCTCGGTCAAGAATAAGTCGGACGGCTCCACGTTTTTCGGCAAGTACCCGAGCATACCTGCGCTGCCGGCTCATCCGTGGTTGCGGCCTTCGCTGGACGTGAACCGGGAGGTGGTGATGGCAGACATCCGCGCCGCCGTGAATCGAACGCTGAAGAAGGCCAGCCAGGGAGGAAGCGATGGCTGATCCGTCCGTTGCCCTGCAGGTCGCACTTTTCGAGCGGCTACAGGCCGAGGTGTCATGCCCTATCTACGATGGCGCGCCACTGGACACGCCTATGCCGTACGTCTCCATCGACCGGGAAATCTCGACCAACACCAGCCCTATCGCCGGGCGCAAGCGTCAGCAGCGCCTGATCTACCTGACCGTCTGGTCAGATGCTCACGGCCAGGCCGAGGTCAAGCGTATCAATGCTGAGGTGACCGCTGCGCTGGATGAGCGCCCCTTGCCGCTGGAAGTTGGCAGGGCAGTGTCTGTCCGTGTCGAGCGTGCGGATTCACAGCGTGATGCAGACGGCGTCACGTACATGGGCGCTATCACGGTCCGCGTCATCACCACTCACTGATTCAACATCTGCCGCTTCGCGGCTTTATCCAATGTGCCTTTTGGAGGAATTTCCATGGCCGACGACAATTTGAACACCGCTGCAGGCTGCCGACTTAGCCTCGGCACCAAAACCGGCGCCGATACCGAAGCCGATTACAAACAGGATGTTTACGTCGAGGTCGGCGAAATCGAAGACCTGGGCGAGTTTGGCGACACCTTCAGTTCGGTGACCTTCACGTCGCTGAAGGATGGCCGCGTGCGCAAGTACAAGGGCACTGCTGACGCTGGCGACATGACGCTGACTGTCGGCCTGGACAACGGCGACGCGGGTCAAAAGGCCGTGAAGGTTGCCCACAAGGACCGCTCCAAGGGCGATTACAACATCAAGGTCACGCTGAACGACGGTGATGCGACAGCAACGCCTGCCGTGCTGCCGACCACCTTCTACTTCCGCGTGAAGGTGATGAACAACACCGTTGCGCCTGGCGCAGCTGACAACGTTGTGCGCCGCAACATCACCATGGGCATCAACTCCGATGTCATCGAAATTGCTGCCGGCCCTGCCGCCTGATCGGGTGAACCATGAGCAAGACATTGCACGGCAACATCGATCTTGTTATTGGCGGGACCACCTATCAATTGCGGCCAACCCTGGCTGCCGTCCGTTCTATCGAGGCGCGTTTCGGCGGACTCCGAGGCGCAGCCAGCGCGCTGCATCAGGTCAGCGTGGACGGTGCCGCGCTGATCATCGCTGCCGGTGCCAACCTGACTGAAAAGCAGACGGAAGGCTTGGCAGAGGCGGTATGGCAGGCGGGCGTAGCAGACATGACCCCGCAGCTGAACGATTACCTGGCAGCCCTTTACAACCCGCGCGGCAGTGAGCCGGGAAAGGAGCAGCCGACGGAGTCAGCGCCGTAGAGGCGGGGAGCTACGTCGATCGGCTTTACGCGGTGGCCACCGGCTGGCTCGGTTGGTCACCGCAAGTGGCGTGGCATACCTCGCTGCCCGAACTGTTCCTCGCCATGGACGCGAAGATCGAGTGGGCACGAATGACCAGCCCTTTCCCCAGCAGCACCCAGTCCAGCCCCCAATCCAAACCCAAACCGACGACTGTCGCGCAGAAGCTGCGCATGGCGCTCACCGGCAAGGGCAGCGCATAACTTTTTTTCGGAGTTCTACACGTGGCCGATACCGACGTCCAAGGCATGCTGGTCCGCATCGAAGCCACCACGGCGCAGCTGCGGCAGGAACTGACACGCTCGGAAGGCTCGGTGTCGAGCACAGCTCATAACATCGATCAAAGCCTGGGTCGGATCGACAACGCTTTCGACAGAGTGAACGCCAGCGCCCAGACGGTGGGCCGTGCGGTCACATCAGCCTTCGATCAGATCGGCGCCGGTAACCTGGCTGCTGCAGGTTCGATCGCTGGGTTGGTGGCGCTGACGACCAGCACCATCGATTACGCGAAAGAGGTCAAGAACCTTTCCGCGCTATCGAACACCACGGTCGAAGACTTCCAGCGCATGGCTTATGGCGCAAAAACTGTCGGCGTTGAGCAGGACAAACTGGGCGACATCCTGAAAGACACCAACGACCGCGTCGGCGAGTTTCTGCAGCGCGGCGGCGGCGAGATGTCTGATTTCTTCAAAGAGATCGCACCGAAGATCGGGGTAACTGCTGGTCAGTTCGCCAATCTGTCCGGGCCACAGGCCTTGCAGCTTTACTACACCTCGCTCGAAAAGGCCGGTCTGAATCAACAGCAAATGACGACCTACATGGAGGCAATGGCCGACGAAACCACGGCATTGATTCCACTGCTGCGCAATAACGGCAAAGGGTTCAAGGAGTGGGGGGATCAGGCTGATCGCGCGGGCTCGGTTATCTCAGAGTTCAACGTCAACCGCCTCGTCGCTGCGGGGCAGGCCATTTCCGGTTTGAAAGCAACCTTCTCCGGGGCGGCCAACCAAATCACCATCGGCCTGCTGCCAGGTATAGAGAGCATCACCAAGTCTCTGCAGGGCCTGAGCGACAACGGCGGCGCTCAGCGCCTGGGCGAGACGATCAGTTTTCTGGCCGAGAACGTGGATGTACTGGTCGCAGCGCTGGGCGGCAAGATGGCGGCGGCTTTTGCCAAGTTCGCCATCGATGCGGTGGCATCGTCTGCGGCGGCTACAAAGGCGACCCTCACCAACATCGCCACCACCAAGGCGTCTGCTATCGCCAAGGCCGAGGAAACGGCGGCGTCGGCAGCTGCCGCTGCGGCCAAACTACGCGAATCAGTCGCAGCGTATTCGGCAGCTCAGGCGTTGGAAGCGGAGACAATCGCGCGGCTCGCCCAGGTGCAAGCCGCGCGCCAGGCGCTCGCCTATCAGGCTCGCCTGGCCGTTGGCACGGCGGAAGAGGCGCGCTACACCGCCGCGCTGGCAGCAATGGACGCTGAGCTGGCGGCAGCCAAGACGGCGGCCGCCGCAGCTACCCAGCGCCTGGCTATCGCTACTGCGGCGTCTTCGTCTGCCATGGCGCGCGACACGGCGGCCACCGTCGCCAACGCGGCAGCACAGGCTCAGGCCGCAGCGGCCAAGAACGTGCTGGCGCGGGCGAGCTCGTCCCTCCTGGCGCTGCTGGGTGGACCGGCCGGGATCGCGGCACTGGCGATCGGCGTCGGCGTGGCGTTCCTAGCCATGGGGTCCAATGCCCAGACCGCCCGCACGGACGTGAACGATCTGAAGCGGTCGGTCGAGGAGGTGCGCAAGGAGTTCGCTCAGCTCACCCGCGACCAGCAGCAGGGCGCACTGGTGCGTATCTCCGAGCAGCAACGAGACTCGGCAAACGAAGCGGCGGACGCGTTCGAGGGCCTGCGCACTTCGATGCAGCGTGCGCTCATCGGGCCGCGCTCCAGCGAAGCAGGCGGCAAACAGTTCGCTGCTTTGGCGAGCAGCATGGACGAAGCCAGGAAGGCGGGACAACCGCTGTCCGACACGATTCTCAAGGTCGGCCAGCAGCTGGGCATTCCTCAGAAGCAGCTGGACGGCTGGGTCAAACAGTCCGAAGCCGTCAGCACGCTCGATGTTAATACCAACCTGCTAGCGGCCCGTCAGGAGTTGTACACCAAGCAGCTTGACGGCAGCACGAAGAGCACGAAGGACAAGAACGAAGCCGATATCGCCGCCGACAACGCCGGCAAGAATTATCAGCAGACCCTCGACAAGCAGATCCATGCGCTCAAGGACAAGACGAAGCTCGAGGAAGCCGACCGGTTCATTACCGAGAACAAGATCGATCCGCAGGGCGCGCTCGCTAAGCAGATCCGTGACACCGCCAAGGCCTACGACGCCCAGAAGGACGCGGACAAGTCTGCGACAGAGTCAGCGCAAAAACATAAAGAGGCCCAGAACAAGCTTGAGCAGCAGCTCAAGACCGCTGCTGATGCCTACGCCAAGCTCAAGGAAAGCTTTGATCCGGTCAATGCGGCGGCAGATGAACAGTCGAAAAAAACCGAGGAACTGCGACTGCTTTACAAGTCCGGGAAGATTTCCACGGAAGAGTACGGCCAAGGCCTGCAGTGGCTGAAACAGCAGTATGACCAGACCGTGGCGTCCGCCGACGGCATGGCTGCAGCGATGAAGTACGAGGCTGACCTGCAGCGGCAGCTCGCTATTGCTACCGCGTCTTACCAGCAGACGGCCTCAGCAGTCGGCATGGGTAGCAAAGAGGCTGAGCGGGCGCAGGCTCGTTTGTCGCTGGAACAGGACACTAACAACAAGGTACTGGCGTTGCGTGAAGCTCTGGCAACTGCCACGACGGACAAGCAGCGTCAGGATCTGGAAAGACAGATCGCCTTGACTCAGCAATACGGCGCTAAGACCGCCCAAGCAATGCAGGACGGCTGGAAAAAGGTGGATCAGGCGCAAGGTGATTGGACCAACGGTGCTAAAGCAGCGTGGCAGAACTACCGGGACGACGTCGCCAATATCGCCGGACAGACCCAGTCGCTGATTTCTGACGCGTTCGACGGTGCTGAGGATGTTCTAACCGAGTTCGTCAAAACCGGAAAGCTGTCGTTCAAAAGCCTGGCTGACTCCATCGTCGATGACTTGATCCGCATACAGGTGCGCAAGGCGCTGGTCGGCGCCGTGTCATCTTTTGCCAGCAGCGGCCTTGGATCAGGTATCGCCTCGGTGTTTCAGGCTGATGGCGGTGTCTGGGATCGAGGCGTGCAGAAGTTCGCCAAGGGCGCCGCCTTCACCAACTCCATCGTCAATACACCGACGCTTTTCGGTATGGCTGGCGGCAAGACCGGCATGGCTGGCGAGGCAGGGCCGGAGGCGATCATGCCCCTAACGCGAGCTGCCGACGGCTCGTTGGGCGTCCGCATGGTAGGTGGTGATGCAGGTGGCGGCAGTACCGCGACGACTTCGACCGCGCTGGGAAGCGTTACCCAGCACTTCACCTTCCAGGGCAACGCTGACGCCGTATCGAGAGCCGAGGTTCGGCGCGCAGCCCAGGAGGGCGCACAGGCGGCATATCAAATGGTGCTTAACGATTTCAAAACTAACGGGCCAGCCCGGCAACTGATCAACCGCTGAGTACCAGCATAAGGAGGCGTCATGGCGCACGATTGGCCTGAATCGCTTGAGCCATCGCAAACAACATGGGGTGTCACGTACAACAACCGCGCATTCACTTCCATTCTGTCGAACTCACAACAAATCCTTGGCTACCCCGGCGCGTACTGGATATGCACGATGACCTTCGGCGTGCTGTTTGATGAGGACGAGCGCCAGCTCACCTCGCTGATCGGGAAGCTGCAGGGCATGTATGGGACTGTGAATATCCCTGCCATCACCCGTACCCGAGTCGACGATATCGGTGCTGCGGTAGTGGTGTCAGGGTTTACCCAAGCCTCGTTTATGACCATTGGCGGCGTGATACCCAGCGCCAAGGTGTTTTCAATGGGCGACTACATCACGGTTGGCGGTGAGATGTTCGAGGTGATAGATGATGCCAGTTCGACAGCGGAGGGCCGGGTGCAAGTTTCGCTCAACAAGCGCATCCGAAAAACGCTAACCGTGGGCGCACACGTTGAATATCGCAACCCCTACTCGGAGATGCGCCGCTTAGACGACACCCATCAGGTGGTTCAGGATCCCTTGGTATCCAACAGCGCTTTGCAATTCAGGGAGGCGTTCTAATGCCCTCAGCATTTCCTTTCAGTCAGCGTGTGGTGGATATCATCGCCACTGGCAAATTCATGCCGGTCTACGCCGTGCAGCTGGACTTCGCCGACGGCATGGTTTTCGCTCATACCGGAACCGGTGAGCTGGTCGTCGACGGTATCACCTACGAAGGCGTGGGCAATTTCGGTCAGGTCAGCCAGTCGAAAGAGAGTGACAACTCAGGCTCTCCCATGTCGGTGGATCTGACCCTGAGCGGGCTGGACTCCTACATCCTTTCCGAAACCAACGTGCGCGGTTGCCGGGGCCGAATGGCCAAGGTCATCTTCGTGGTGTTCGACGAGGCCGGTAACTACGCCGCCGACATCCTGTTTTCCGGGCGCATGGACGCCGCCAAATTCTCGTTCGCAGGGAATGGCCAGGAAGGCAACACCATCACCGTCCCGGTCATCGACCGCATGGCCGAATGGAGCCGGACCGGCACTGAGCGCTGGACAGACGAAAACCACCGAGCCCGGCACCAGGGCGACCGGTTCTTCTACGCAATCGCGCAAATGTCCGAATGGCCCATCTACTGGGGGTCTGCCAAGGATGCTCCGACCTTCACCTACGGAAGTTAGATATGCGCCATCGAGACTGGACCACGCGTCTGCACGAAGTGATCAAGGCTGCCCAAGGGCGGCCTTTTTCATGGGGTGAATTTGACTGTTGCCTTTTCGCTGCCGACTGCTCTAGCGCCGTGTGCGGTGTCGATCCAGCAGATCAATACCGCGGAACCTACAAGACCGAGGCGGGTGCCAAGCGTGCGCTGAAGAAGCGTCACGGCAGCCTGGAAGCTGCATGGGATGCATGCTTTGCAAGGGTAGCTGTTCCGTTCATCCAGCGCGGCGATGTCGTCATGTACGAAGCACCGGCAGGACGCAGCATGGCCGTGTTCTGGGCTGGTGATTACTGGGCAACGACCGATGACGGCGTTGCTCGAGTTGTGTGTGAGCCGTTGTCAGCCTGGAGGGTTGAATAATGCCCAGTGGCGTTAAAAAGATTGCCCAGGTCGCCGTCGGCGCAGTGATCGGCTTCGTGCAAGGTGGCCCGGTGGGCGCAGCAATTGGCGCCGGTCTGGCCTTCTATGCGGCGTCTCAGCAGGAAAAGCTGAACACCAAGTCACCACTCCGCGATAACGAGCCGTCCGCTCAAACGGTGAGGTCGTCGAAAGCGCCGATCCGTTTCATCCTTGGGCGTGTGTCCACTGGCGGCGTGCTGGTCTGGGCGCAGGAGCAGTCCGGAACCCTCACAGAGGGAGAGCAAATTCACCTTGTGTACGTGCTGTGTGAAGGCGCGATCGACGGGTTAGAGAACATCTACCTGGGCGAGGAAGAGATCGGCTCGTTCGGTGAGTTCGCCAGCTATGAGTTGATCGTCAACCCGACAGAGGTGAACGCATTCCTCAAGGCCAACTGCCAGGACTGGAAAGACAGCCAGATCGGGCGCGGCCTGTCCTACGTGCGCATTACCTTGAAGTACAGCGCCGAGAAGTTCCCGTCTGGCATCCCTGACACTCGCTTTGTGGTCCGTGGCCGTAATGACATCTACGACCCGCGCACCGGCAACAACATCTACACCGCCAACACCGCGCTGCACATCCTCTGGTTCCTGCGCAACCGCTGCAACGTTCCGGACGACGAGATTATTTTCGAGACATTCGCCAGCGCAGCAAACGTCTGCGACGAAGCACTGACCAATGCCGACGGCTCTGTAAGCCAGCGCTACCGTACTTCCTGCGTGATTGGTGCTGACGAGCAACGCCCGGGCGTGCTGCAGAAGCTTGAAGCGTCATGCGCTGGGAAGCTGATCCGCGTCGGCGGCCGGTGGATGCTCCAGGCTGGGGCATATTACGGCCCGTATGACTTCGAGATCACCGAAGACATGATCATCGGCACCGTGTCCGGCAGCACCGAGTCGACGAACGATTCCGCCATCAACACCGTGCGCGGTACGTTCATCGATCCCGAGCAGTCCTGGACCGAAACGGATTACCCGGAGGTCAGCGTTTCCGAATGGATTCTTGAGGACGGCGGCGAAGCTGCAGAGACGATGACGTTCTCGTATGTGACCGACGCCTATCAGCCGCAGCGCCTGGCGAACATCGCCATGCGCCAACGCCGCGCTGGCGGGGCAATCAGCCTGCCGATGAACTTCTCGGGCTACAACTGCCGGCCAGGCCGCGTCGTGCGTGTGAACCTGCCATCCCTGAACATCCTTGGCGAGTTCATCGTCTCTGACTGGTCTATGGGGGACGAGGAAGGCTGTACCGTTCAGGTCAAGCAGTACGAGGCGGCAATCTTCGATGATGCGGTGGGTCAGCCTTACGACCCGCTGGGGTTCATCAACCTGCCAAGCGGCGGCCTTGGGTCGCCTACCGGGCTTGCATGGTCGGCTGGCGATGCTGCTGAGGTGGTGCAGGGCGTGCTGTCATGGATTCCACCGCAGGGCATCGTCACCTCGTATGTGGTCACGGTACGCCAGGGCGGTGGTGTCGCGCAGTCACGCTCGGTGCCCGCGACGGCCAACACGCTTGCCATCAACGGATTGGCTTCAGGCATATACACAATGAGTGTGGCCGCCTTGGGCCCAATGGCCCGATCTGGCGAAGCAACTATCTCGGTGAGTATTCAGGGGCCGCCAGTCCCTGAGTCGTGCGTGGTGCAATCGTCGATCGACAGCATCGTGCTGATCCCGCAGAACCCGAACCACGGATTGAACGGCGGCACCTACGAGTACTTCTTCAGCACGAACCCCAATGCGACATCGGGCACGGCGCAGTACCTGGGTCAGGGCCTGTCGTTCACGCACAATGATCTGGCGTTCTACACCAACTATTACTACTTCATCCGCTCGACCAACGCATACGGGAAGAGTGCCTTCCTTTATGTGCCCGCGTCGACTTCGAACGATGTGTCGGCCTATCTTGCTGCCCTCGCCGGAAAGGTCACGAAGACGGAGCTCGGGCAGGAGCTTTTGGATGAAATCGAACTGGTCTCTGGTGACGGCCCCGGCTCAGTCAATGAGCGCCTGAAAGAGCTGAAGGCCGAGATCGGGGAAATCACCGACGCTCTGGTATACGTTCCGACGGATGCCTATGTGCGGGACAACACCGTGCGCGTGGGTGACAACCTTTGGACGGCAATTGCAGCGGTACCTGCGGCGGCCAATGGTTCCAATGGGCCGCCGAACCCGGCGTACTGGGTGAACTCTGGGCAATCGATCCGGGCAGCCAACGCCGCGGTGGCGCAGATCACGAAAAACACCGCCGATATCGAAACGGTGAACGGCAAGACCAGCGTTACCGCCAGCCAGCTACAGGCGGTGCAGGCTCAGTACCGCGCTGACAACGGGGAGGGCGATCTGCTCGACGCGATTCGCGGCTGGGATAGCGCGGCCAGCGCAGCACAGGAAGTGAAGGTCAGGGCCGAAGAGGACTTCGCTCAGGCCCAGCGTACGACGACCCTTCAAGCGCGTCTCGGCACCAACGAAGCGCGGATCACTACAGTTGAAACGACTACCGCCACGGATAGAGAGGCGACGGCTCAGCAGATATCCACGCTTACAGCGTCTGTAGGCACGAACCAGGCGGCAATTCAGTCCGAGGCTACCGCCAGGGCTAACGCAGACGGCGCGTTGACCACGCGAGTGGATGGGATTCAGTCAACGGCAAATGGTGCATCTGCTCAGGCTCAAACAGCAAGCACTGCCGTCTCTGGGCTGAATGGAAAGGTATCCGCGCTCACAACCATAAAGACGTCGACCACTGTGGGCGGAAGAACGGTTATGTCTGGCCTCGCTATCGGCGTTGAAGGACAGCAGCAGGAATCGCAAATTCTGGCGTATGCCCAACGCTTCGCAATTCTTGATGAGTCGAGCGGAACCCTAATTGTTCCTTTCGTTGTTCAGGGAGGGAAGGTAATTATCGATTCGGCCATTATTGGGAATGCATCCATTGGTGTAGCCCAGCTTACGCAGAGTCTTCAATCCAGCAATTACATCGCAGGTCGACAAGGACTAAAGATTAATTTCTTGACGGGAGAATTTGAGTTCAATAGTGCAACTGGTGACGGCGGCCGACAAACCATCAACAACGCAGGGGGCAAGGTCTTCGACCAAAACGACGTGAAGCGCTACCAGTGGGGGAACTTGGCTGTATGAGTTACGGAGCCAGGGTCTTGGACGAAAACGGGAACTTGGTCATGGATACGACCACGTTCACTTATCAGGTGATTTGGCAGGGGGTAATTGATTTCAGTGACACGTCCGGATCAACGGCGAAGGTGATAACGCTGAGCATCCCAGGCTTCGATCCGGCCAACTGCGTGTTCATGGTCATTCCGACCAGGGCGCAGGACATTCAGTCAGCTGAAGGCGATGCAATCGGCAACACGAAGTCCTACCCCTATGTGACGAGGTCTGTTGGACAGGTAGTGCTGAGGTCTGCCAATCCATCTGCAAATCTCGCCAACACCAACCAGACGCGCATCGTCGCGAAAGGCTTCGCAGTGAGGTTCAAAACATGAGTTTTGGCGTTATCAGCATTAACGACAGCTCCTTCGTGCAGATTGATTCCGAAACACCTCGGCTTTGCGTGCTCACGAAGGGTAGCTATTCCGGGACTACAGACGCCAGCGCAACCTTTCCGCGCGCGGTAACAAGTGCTGACCCACCGCTGGTGTTCATCAGGCCTGATCAAAACGGCATAGTTCAGGTGCCGATATCGGTTTGGTTCACAGGTGGTCCGGGCAACTGGACAGGCTTCTCCATGAAGGCATCAAACGTTCAGAGCACGCTGAGCGGCCAATACTTCATTGCCGCATGGGCATCTATGAGTACGGCGTCGTTCGGAATGCGTATCTGGGGGGCGGGGGGCGAGCTCGTATATGACAGCGGGGCGCCTCCAGTTGTCGTTACTTTTGCAGCTGGCGATTGGACTGACGCAGGTAGCGAACAGCTTAGCGTTGGGCGGCGATATAAGTGGAGTATCGACAAGCTTCTGGGCGTTGGTGAGTTTATATCAATAAACTCTTTTGCTATGCATTGCCATAATGGCGCGAACGGTGGCAGCTGCGGAATAGCAGTGGATTATGCCAATTCGAAAATTATGCTTTATAGCCTCGCAACTACGGCATGGACAGATCAGGGCCACCGCCCGTTTCTCTGCGCAAAATTAACCGCCTGAATCAAGGCGTTTTAAATTAGGAGTTTTAAATGCCTTGGCATAAAGCTGGGACGGTTTCCGTTACCCAAAATTCGAACGCCGTTATCGGCACCAATACTGCTTTCATCGCAAACAGTCGGGTTGGCGACGGTTTCCGGGGGCCAGACGGCGGGTGGTATGAAGTAACGAATATTGCCAGCGACACGGCCATTTCGATCTCACCAAACTATCAGGGCGCAACTAACGCCGCTGGCGGTTACGCTATCGCGCCATTGCAGGGTTACGTCAAAGAGTCCGCCGACCGGCTGCGTGCTCTGGTGTTGCAGTATGGTGACAAGCTCGCCGCGCTGGGCACGACTGGCAACTACGAAATATTGCCGCTGGAGAAGGGCGGGACGGGCGCAAATAGCGCCGACAACGCTGTCTCCAAGCTTGGTTTTATGGCAGGCACCATGTACCCGAAGTTTGGCGGCGCGGGATTCGCTGCTCCTGCGGGTGGATATGGCCTGCAAGGCGGTTACATAGGTTGGAACACGGGCGGTTCATCTCTCGGTGGCGCGATGAATTTCATCTGCAACCGTGGTGGGGGCGCAGGAGGATTCACCTGGCAGTCTGTGAATGGTGACAACACCCAGCAAGGCCCAGCCATGACGCTGACGTATGCTGGCGTGCTGGCTGTGCCGGTTTCACTATCGGTGCCCCGGATCGACAATCTCACCGCCACGACAGCGCCTCTGAGCATTTCCCCGACTGCCGCCAACAGCTCTGCCCTGAATGCTTCATTGCTTGTGCGCGGTGCGCCAATAGCGAACAGTTGGGCGCGTCTGGATCTTGCCAATACGCAGCTGCCCGCCGGCGCGAATCTGATCACTTATCTGGATTCGACCGGCCTGGCGGTGATGCGCAACGATGGTGGCGGCGCTATTGAGTTCTGGACCGGCGGTACCCGCCGCCTTTTCATCGGTGCTGGCGGGGTTACACAGCCTGGGCAGGACAATACTTATTCGGTGGGCAGCGGGTCAGTCCGGTATACGACCGCATTCCTTTCGTCCGGAGCGATCAGCACTTCCGACGCCCGCGAGAAAACACCTGTTCGAGGGATGTCCGACAGCGAGATCGCAGCGGCAAAGGATCTTGCCAAGGAGATCGGCTTTTACCAGTTCCTCAGCGCTGTAGAGGAAAAGGGCGCGGACGCCCGGCAGCATTGCGGTATGACCGTTCAGCGAGCCATTGAGGTAATGAAGTCGCACGGCCTTGAGCCCTTGAGTTACTCGTTCATCTGCCATAACGAATGGGAGCAAGAGACCAGGGAGCATCCCGCCCAGTACGAACAGATACCCGTCTTCGATGCCGAGTCAGGGGAGACAACTTACAAACAAGGTGAATTGAAGTCCGAGGCATGGACTGAAGTGCTTGTCGAGAAAGGCGACCGGTATTCGTTCCGGTCTGATGGCCTGCTTACCTTCATCGCATCAGGGTTCGAAGCGCGACTTGCAGCGCTTGAAGCAAAGGCCTGAGCAACCTGACACACAGAGCCCCGCCATCGAGCGGGTATTTTTTTGCCTGGAGAAACTCAAATGCCGATCACCGCGCAGCAACTGCTGCAGATCCTCCCGAACGCCGGCCAGAAAGCCGGCGTTTTTGCACCCGTCCTCAACACGGCGATGAGCAAGTACCAGATCGTCACGCGCCTGCGCATTGCTGCATTCATTGCCCAGGTCGGTCATGAGTCCGGTCAGCTGCTTTACGTGCGCGAGCTGGGCGGCAGCGCGTACCTGTCGAAGTACGACACCGGCAAGCTGGCTGAGCGCCTGGGCAATACTCCCGAGGCGGACGGCGACGGCCAGCTCTACCGTGGGCGAGGCCTGATTCAGGTGACTGGGCGTGCCAACTACGAGGCGTGCGGCGAAGCACTGGGCCTGGACCTGATCAACCATCCCGAACTGCTCGAGCTGCCGCAGCACGCCGCGATGTCGGCGGCGTGGTTCTGGCACCGGGCCGCGCTCAACACGCCGGCCGACAAGGGCGACTTCCTGACCATCACTCGGCGCATCAACGGCGGCACGAACGGCTTGGCCGATCGGCAGGCGCTGTACGCCCGAGCGCTTGAGGTGCTGGCGTGAAGGCCCTGCCGTGGAAGGCAGTCGGCCTGCTGCTGATCCTGCTGGCGCTGGCGGGTGCGTTGTACGGGGCATACCGGCACGGCGTGACCGTCACCGATCTGGCCTGGAAGGCGAAGTGGGCCGAGGAAGTCAGCAATCAATCCGACGCGGTGGCCACCACGGCCACCGAGTACCGAACCGAAGAGCAACGCCGCCAGAAAGCGGCCAACCAGGTGGCAAACGATGCAAGACAAAACCAGACCGCTGCACTTACTGATGCTGCTGTCGCTGACGCTGCTGGCGACCGCCTGCGCGTCGAAGCAGGAAAGCTGGCAGCCACGGCAAGTTGTGTGCCCGGCGATACCGGCGCTGCCGAACGAGGCAAGGCAGCCACCCGCGCCGCGATGGTGCTCTCCGACCTGCTCGGCCGGGCTGACGCGCGAGCGGGAGAACTGGCAAAGGCTTATGACGAATCCCGAATAGCCGGGCTGGCGTGTAACCGCATTGCCGAAGAGCTATCCAGTACCACCAATTCAGCCAGGCCGTAGGCCGCCGGGGAAGCACTGTGCAGACAGCAACGAAGCAAGAAACCTACGACCGCACGATGAAAGTGACGTTGGCAGTGAAGGCGAACGGCGGGTCCGTGACGGTCCAGATCCAGGCCGGTGACAACTGGATCACCACCGACACGTTCTGGAAAGACGGTGGCTATCAGCTGAGCATTCCGCCCGCGACGATCCGCTACGTGCCCGCTGCTGGCGCTGCATTTGAGGTCTACGCATGAGCCTTCTGGTCGACCCAATACCACGCCGTCAACCGATCCGGCGCGGCCTGGGCCTGCTCGGCGATAGCTTATCGGGCAACTGCCACACCATCGGGGCGACGGTGTTCGGTACCGAGGTCTATGGCTACGCGGCCTGGATCGCGGCGCGCACTGGCCTGTTCCCGAGCTACATCGATAATCAGGGCAAGGTCGGCGACCACACCGGTCAATTCCTGGCTCGCCTGCCGGCATGCATCATTTCATCCACCGCCGACCTGTGGATGCTGCCATCCCGAACCAATGACAGCACCACGGCAGGTATGAGCTTGGCCGACACGAAAGCCAACGTGATGAAGATCGTCACCGCGTTCATGAACACGCCAGGCAAGTACCTGATCGTCGGCACCGGCACGCCGCGCTTCGGTAGCAAGGCGCTGACCGGGCAGGCGCTGGCCGATGCGATCGCTTACAAAGACTGGGTGCTGAGCTATGTCAGCCAGTTCGTACCGGTCGTGAATATTTGGGACGGCTTCACCGAAGCGATGACCGTCGAGGGCCTGCATCCCAACATCCTGGGTGCCGAGTTCATCAGTTCGCGGGTGGTGCCGATCATCACCGCCAACTTCGAATTCCCCGGCATCCCGCTGCCCACGGACGCTGGCGACGTTTACTCGGCCATCCGCCCGTTCGGTTGCCTCAATGCCAACCCTCTGCTGGCGGGCACTGGCGGCTCTCTGCCTGCTGGCGTGAACGCTGTGGCCGGGTCGGTGCTGGCGGACGGATACAAGGCCGTAGGCTCTGGCCTGGCCGGTATCACCACGCGCTGGTTCAAGGAGCCTGCCGCCTATGGCGAGGCGCAGTGCATCGAGCTGCGTGGCAACATGGCGGCGGCGGGCGGCTACATCTACATGCAGCCCACGGCCAACGTGGTACAGACCAACCTGGCAGCCGGCGACGTTATCGAAATGGTGTCGGCGGTGGAAATCATGGGGTCGTCGCGCGGCATTCTGGCTTGGGAGGCTGAGTTGACCATCACCAAGACGGTCAGCGGTGCTGCGTCCACGTTCTACTATCGGTCGATGGACAAGTACCAAGAGCCGTTCACCATGCCGGCCAGCTTTTCCGGGGCGTTGGAAACGCAGCGCGGCACGATTGACCTGAGTGAAACCGTGATCACCTCGCGCATGGGCCTGTACCTGGCAGCAGGCGTGCCGCAGGACTCGACGGTCAAGGCCGCGCAGTTCGGGATACGCAAGGTGTAGGTGGGCGAGGGGGGCGCTCCGCTACTCTGTCGGAACGCCTCGTTGGCGGCTGAGTGACTGCGGCAGCTTGTTCGGGCATTCCGGGTCTTCGATAAAGCCTCGTCCATCGCAGTGCGTGCAATCGTCACGCACTGCGAAACCGTCCAGGCAGTGAAGGCATCTGATAAATATCGAGTAGCTATGACGCTCCCACAGCGAAACGTAGGCCTTGAAGTCGCCTTGGTCGAGGGCTACCGCCGAGGCGTCGACGAGCGCTCGATATTGATCTTCATCGCTCAGGCGTTGATAGCTCACACCGTTGATCTGCCTGGACTGCTCAACCAGCGTCAGCGTCTGGCCGGTTTCGGTGTAGATGTAGCGACCCTCGAGCACGCCGTACTTCTTGTAATCCCTCATGATGAGTTCGTTTTTCTCGTCGAGAAATGCGAAGTGGGCGGCATGGTAGGGCGACTGGCCGGCCTCATGAAGCACGTATCGGGAGTTGAGCAGGCTGCCGACTATTACGCCGCCCTTGTTGTAGGCCAGATAGTCCGACGCCTGATGCCGCCATTCGTGGTTGCCTTCCTCGGTGAAGTGGCAGAAAGCAGCGCTGGCCAGCTCGAAGAGCTCAAAGCGCTCCAACGGATCGACCAGCCCGCCAGCCTGCATATCTTCGGCCATGCGTGCCAGAAACCGGTAAGTGACTGCAGGGTTCGTCCATTGCCTCCTGTCATTGAGCCTTTTGTGCCATTCGGCCAAGGCTTCTGAGCTGTTGCTCTCGTTCAT